GTAACGTCTACTCCGTGTTGTCTAAATTTAAGTGCGGTATCTCTTACATATAAGCCAATACCAAAGCTCATAACTAAATCATCATTATAACCCCCTTGTGCTTCTGCTCTACCATATTTCCAAATGAACGTTTTCATTTCTTCTACTAAACGTTTAGATTGTATAGTAACCCCTCTATCACTGACATATTCTTGAAATTTGCCAATTACCATAGGGCGGGTTCTAGTTGACATTGTAAATCCAGCTGTCATACTTGAAAGATTTTCATAGTTCTGTAGATAAGATTCAGCACTAACATTATCAGATTTAGGTGAATAGTATAGATTTTGATATCCTCTTTCAATTATAGTTTGAATTGTACTCCATCCAATGTTAGCATTTTCAACTATAAGTAAAGCATTATTGTATTCAGTTGCTATTGCCGTAAGTATGTTACCAAAATCTTTAGTTCCTACTTGTCCTTTATATTCACCTACTTGTATAGCACTCTCAACATCAAAAATATGGAATGCTGAGTAGTCTTTACCGTCACCCCTAGCGACATCTGCAGAGATCATATATGTTCTAGTGTAGTCAGCGGGTTCCCAAATCCATAGGTTTTGGTCAACCCCTCGTCTTTCTAAAGGTTCACGAATTGTAGTTTTTTCTATAAACTCCATATATTCAGGATAAAATACTACATCTCCCGAAGTGCTAAAATCACAGTCACACTCTTGTGCTGCCATTCTAGGATCTCCTAGTAATTCATCTTGTCTATCCCTCCATTCTTGATTTCGTTCAGGGTGAACAAACCATGGAAGTTTAATAGGAAGAAATTCATTTTCTTTAGCTTCAGCTCTAACCCATGTTTGATGAAACCAATTACCAGTACCATAAGGAGTGGATAGTGCTATACATCCACCACCAGTAGCAAGTGTTTGTTGAGCTGAAGCCCATATCTCGCCAATATTTTCAATAAAGGCAGCCTCATCAATTATTAGAAGCGATACTGCTTCAGATCTACCTGCATCACTTGATGCCGAAGTAGCTTTAATTTGAGATCCATTTTGTAATCGAAGGGCTAATTTATTATTTTCTTCATATTCTACTTTAAGCCATGAAGGTAAATTTTCATACATAAATTTAACCTTTGTAACCATATTTTTAGCAGTTTCCTGCTTTGTAGCTATACAAAGAATATTTTTATCCTTATGGAAAGTCATTAACCATAAAGAATATCCTGCAGATAAAGTAGAAATACCTAACTGACGAGATTTTAGTATTATAGAATATGGGTTATCTTGGAATAGGTTTAAAACTTTTTCTTGGAAAGGGTATAAATGAAAATTGATTCTACCTCTTTGGGGGTGTTGAATCATACAGTATTTTTTCATAAAGTGTATAGGATCTTTAGCACACTTTATATACTCTTGTCTTATTATCTGTTTTAAGTCACTCATTCAGGTAATGTATAATCTATAGCTCTAATAAGAACTAACGTTCCCAAAAATCCTCCAGTAACCCCTATTATAGGTTTATTATACCATTTATTAACTTGATTTAAGCGCTCATCATATAAAATCACCCGTTCACGCAATAATTCAATTTCTTTGCTTTTATACGCTATAATTAAACTATCTTGTTGAGCTAATTTAGAATATAAAATAATTTCTGCTTCAAGATCTGTGATTAAAACAGTTTTAACTGAATCTTGAGTTTGTAAAGTGTCTAAAGCCAAGAAAAACTCTTCGAGTTCCTCAGTGGGAATTCGAAGAGTATCTTGTGAGTAACAAATACTAGATACCCCTAACAATAGAGTTAATAGTAATTGCTTCATGCTTTTTTACTAGGTCTACCTTTTTTTCTATACTTTTTTTCAAAGTTTTCAGTAGTTTTTTTAGCACTTACAGTACTTTTAACTTTCTTTTTAGTAGCCGTAGTTTTCTTTTTAGCTTTAGTAAGTTCTTTTTTAGTTTGTACTTTAGCTTCTTCTACTTTTTTAGCAGCTTCCTTAAGTTGTTTAGTAAGTCTTTCGTTTTCTTTAATACGAAGATCTGTTTCTTTTTGAGTTTTTTTACTAGAAGCAGCACTTAGGGCAAACATACCCCCAATAAAGGCTAATGCTCCTACTAAATATTTCCATAATTTCATGTCAATAAATATTAAAATTGTATAGTTTTCATCATCTGATTGATTCTTTCCTCAGTTGATCCCTTAAGTTCAAAATGAACAGGGCGATATTTAAATAAAAGTTGTTTAATTTCTTCATCAATTTCTTTTCTATATGTGATGTCGGTTTCACGAATTCCATTATCTTCAATCTCCATTCCATCTGGGGATATGTAGAAAATATAATCATATTGTCTTATAAAACGAGAAGCATAATCAGCAAAAGCATCTCCATCTAAATAACTTACTTTTTTAGCACAGTTTGTAAATGCCATAACATCTAAAATAGTACGATCAGTAATCAAGCGATCTTGCATAAGTTCAGTTACGCGTTCTGCTAAAAATACGGTTTGACCCTCAATAGTTGTTTCGTGATTCAATGGAATACCCAATGAATTTAAATACTTACTACGTTCAGTAGTAAATGTATAACCCCTAAATTGCTCTACTTGTTCAGAAAGAGCTTTTACTAGTGTTGTTTTACCAACACTCATTGTTCCACAAAGTCCTATTTTCATTATCCTCCTTGTCTAGCTGATTCACGCATTGCAGGATTCTTGTACCAAGGTAATCCTGTTCGGTCTCGTCGTTTTTCTTTCCATTCTTCTTCAGTATGAAATATACCATAAAGATAATACTCTCTTAACCGTTTAGCACCCTGAGGTATAAGAGCGGGTTCATCCCAACTGTGAAGTTTGCCATTCCAAGTACGAAGAATAGTTCCGTCAGGTGTTTTAATAACCCTTGGTTTTGGCCATTTGTTATCTTTTTCCATTATTGTAATTTATTAGTATTTTCTTGTGGCATTGTTAATCCTCCCATAATATACTCATGTGTATCCCCCATTTCCCAAGGTTCTTGATTATTAATAGGATCATTTAAAAAATTATTTACTTCTTTTTGTAATAATAATATTTGTTCTGCTACTAAAGTACCTTGGGCTCCTGATACTGTGATACCTCTAGCACTTAATGCATCACCTACAAAATGTACATTAGGATAGGTTGTTAAACTTAAATCACTATAATTTACAAGTGGTTCGGGTGAAAGATATTTTACTTCAGGTACATAAATTCCCCAATCATCTCCAAGTGTTGGAAATATTTTTTTCATATCCTCAATAAAATCATCAATATACTTAAAATACCCTTTAAATGCATCTTTTACTTCTTGAAGTCCTTTTTCATCAATAGGATGTGCTTTAACCCAGTCACCTTCTGAGGTAAGGGTTTTATTTCTTGTAGGAGAATAATACAAACCTGCTTTGTATTTAGCTTGATGGCGACCCATAGCCATTTTCCCACTCCCACCTTCACCATATACAATATTTGTTTTTTGTACTTTAGCAACTAATTCTCGAGACCAATCAAAAGGTTTATCAATACCCTTAACTTCCATTAAAATACCAAAATTAGTCATATTATTGCGATATGCCTCGTCTTTTTTGGCGTGACCATTGTAGCTATAATCACCATATGTTTCTTCTAGTGCTATATATGCTGCGTTATTATTGGTGCAGAATGAACGAAGAGATACACCTTCATCTTCAAATTTACGATACAATTTAAAATCATAACTTACATCAATAAGCTTTTGGAAGTGTTTTTGTGGTGCTTCAAAACGTACACCAATTTGAACTGGTTTTGGTTCCGTTGGTAGTTCATATTGTTCTGCCAATTGCTTACCAAAATCAATTCCTGATTTACCTACACCAAATATAAGTGTATCATAATTAAGTTCTCCACCTTCAAATTTAGCTACTTGAGTGTCAAATTTTATAGATGTAACTTTAGTATTCCATATAAAATTAACACCTTTATCACAAAGATAATCATACCAATTTTTACCAATTTCATGTAGATAATCAGTACCTACGTGCCAAACTGGAAATAAACGTAGACCAAAATATGGTTTAATAAAATCAGGCTCTGCTACAGGATTAGAACATTGTACTTCCTCTGGCTTAGGGTGAAAGCGTTTAAAGTTATTAATCACTTGATCCATTAACTCCATTGCCTTTTCATCTCCCGTATACTTAGTTAAATGACCACCTATTGAAGTATGATATGTAAGTTTACCATCGCTCCATCCTCCAGCACCCATAAAACCTGTCATTACTTCTTCAGGTTTACGATTATAGGGATCATTACCCATATCAATGATGGTAATTTTAGAACCATCATATCCATTGTCAACTAATTTAGTTGCAGCATTAACTCCTGCTACACCTGCTCCTACGATTACTATTTTTTCCATGTGTAAGTTTAAACGTTTAAATATACGAACAAAAAGATGTGACCCCAAATTTGAGGCCACATCTCTCATTTTAATTTTAAAATCGACTAGGATATGAATCTAGTCTATATGTTTTTTATTTTTTATCTTCAGCTACGGATGCTTTTCTATAATCGGTTATTAATTTTTTAATTCCACCTAATGATTTTCTAGCTCTTCCGTGGGCTGCTTTTGTAGAACCAGCATGTTCTGCTTTAAATGTTTCGTATAAAACTTCGATTTGTTCAAATAACTCTTGAGTATTCATTTTTTATAAATTTTAATTTTTAAATTGTTTTTTCCTTTTATAACTCTATGTAAAAAACCTTTCGGTATATCTATTCTATCGCCTGTAACCATTTCGAATGGTATGTCTTCATCGAATTGAAATTTCCAACCATTACCTGTTAGAATTTCTACTATTCTATCTTCTTGATCTTCATGCCAGATTAATGACATTGGATCCGTATCAGCAGTAAATTCTCTAACTACTGCATTGTCTATTGTATGGTCTTGATAGGGGTTCATTATGCTCCTATGTCTGCTACTATGTCTTTAAAAATAGTATGAACTTCTTTCCCTTTAACAGCTGATTTAATTCCATATAGTCCTCCTTTAAGCCAACTTGCTTTTTTAAGGTAAGAAGCAGCTTCTCCACCAGATTGACCTGCCATTAATAGAATTAAAACAGCATAAATTACCTTAGCTACTTGGTCTATTCTTTTTTCATCCTTAGTAAATAATTTTACTACTCGTCTAATAGGAGCTTGAAATGCTTTTTCATTATCGTGAGTCCACTTATATATATTTTTTGCTGCTTCTTCACCCTTACCCCAATCAT